GGGTGACTGCGTAATTGGTCAAACACTACAAACGCAAACGATAACTTTGCACATTCAGAGTACGCCCTAGCGGCATAATCTGAGGGGTTGGTCACTTACCTTGCAACAGAAAAGTGACACTTTATTATAGGTGTGTGATGTATAGAATAACTGGTTACTTCAAAAATCATGTTGTAGTGAGATACTACGCTGACAAATATGATGCAATAGATTTCAAAGATACTATAGATGCACACTACCCTTTGAAAGTAACATTTGAACAAGGAGTATATCCAATGAGAACTTTTATTGTGAATTCTTGGAATTCAATTATGAATGCTGACTTTAATCCACTCAAAAACATTCCTGACTTACAGGTACGACATTTAGTATTACAAGTACTTGCTTGGATGTGGTGTATCGTATTTGCTATTATTGTAGGTAGTTGGACTGCTTTCGGTATTAGTGCAGTAGTTCATGTTCTGCTACTTGCCGCAATCGCAATCACAGTAGGAACATTTGAAACTGCTAGACGCAATCCTCAGTACTTCGGTGGACTAGGAAGAGCAAACGGCGGCGAACATGAATAAGTTCAAACAATGGTGGTATGAGACTGACAGTATAGAGATGGTTCTTTTTGCAACTCTATGGAGTTTGCTTGGGTATGCCTCATATGTAGTAATATTGGCAGTGGTAGATAGAATATTATCTTAGGTAATAATTCAAAAAATACTTGACAATCTAACCTAAATGGAGTATAATCTGTTTATGAATAAATTTTTATTAACTACAATATTATCTGTCGTTTCTTTTTCTGCAAGTGCAGAACCTGTATTGCCAAGTTCAAATCCTGCAATATGTCTTGCTAATAATATTTACCATGAAGCAAAAGGTCAACCTGATGCTGGTCAAGTTGCAGTTGGACTCGTAGTATTGAATAGAGTAAAAGATAGTAGATATCCAAACACTGTATGTGAAGTTGTATATGATGCTAAAATGCGAGAGAGTTGGAAAACAAAACAGTATCCAGATTTATCAGAAGATGAAAGAACGTATTACCCTAGAAAACATCAATGTCAGTTTTCATGGTATTGTGATGGTAAAGCAGATGTAATAAGAGATAAGGAATCATATGCAAAGATTTACGCATTAACAATTCGTATCTTAACAGGTAGGTATGATGGATTGATTGAGGGTGCTACACATTATCATGCTCATTATGTTAGTCCTTCATGGAGTAAAACACACACATATGTAGGTCAAATTGCTGACCACATATTTTATAGATGGGACTAATTAATGAATGATGTAGAACCGATGACACCTAAAAGATTTTCTAAGATAGTTGAAGATATTGTTAAAGATAAACAAGTCAATTATATGGATGCAATATTAATTTATTGTGAGAACCATGAACTTGAACCAGAAGATGTTAAGAAGTTTGTCAGTAAGACATTGAAAGAGAAGGTTGCAGTTAATGCTCAAGATTTACATTATCTTCCGAGAACAACTGCAGAGTTGCCAGTATGATTTTAAAGTATCAATTTTCTGAAACAAAACGTATATTAGATGATGCAACGATTGCAAAGATTATTGATATGGGTAATTCTAATATTGAACCAGCAAAGATTGATGGTACTGAAGAAGCAATAAAAAATCATCGACTAAGTTCTGTTGCCTGGTTCAAAAGAAATGCACAAACTGAATTCTTTTATAAACCTTTACTTCAGATGATATATTTAGAGAATGTTAACAATAACTGGAACTTTGATTATGATATAATTGAAGACTTGCAGTTTACGAAGTATGAAGGTAGTAAGAAGCAACATTATGATTGGCACGCCGACCAGAGAAGCACTCCCTACTCTTCTAATGACGTATCTAAAGAACTAGCAGGTAAGATAAGAAAGATTAGTTTTTCTATCATTTTAAATACTGATTACACTGGTGGTAACTTTGAGTTTGAAGTGGGGGCACCACACGAAAAAAATAGAACAGAAGTCTTGACACCTAAGTTAGGATGTGCTATAGTGTTCCCTAGTTTTATGTTTCATAGAGTAACTCCCGTAACAGAGGGTACTCGTTATAGTTTAGTAGGATGGATATGCGGCAAACCTTATCGATGAATGAATTTGATGCTTTTAATGTGTACCTTGCTTTCAAGTTACACTTCACGACAGATAGATACGATATAACAAAGACCAGAGGTGCAGTCAAGACAAAAGACGAAACCTTTTATAAAAGGTCTGACCAGTTTAACTTCAAGAGACTTGCAGAAGAGTTTAGTGAAGATGAACTACCAAAGTTTCTGATTGCTAATCATGTAGATGGTAATCGGTGGGGTGGTGCTTTCATTTATGAAGAAGCACTACAAGTATACAATATCTGGAGAGGTCGTTTACAGAGTTTAACAAAGAACTTGACTAATGACCTAGAAGAAATTTGCTCAGAACTTGAAGAAGAGAACATCAACAAGTTCGACAAATGCTTTGTAGTAAAAGATGAGCAACATCCTCTGCTACTACAAATGTATAGTCGTGGCGATGTTAAAATCGAAACGATGCTTATACTAGATGCTATTAACAACTACTTGTCATATTGGGACAAGATGCTCGGTGAAGATTTCTTCTGGAAAGAAGAACGGCGAAAGTTAATCAAATACCGACCTTTTCTTGATTTAGATGTTGACAAATACAAGGTAATAGTGTATAGTAGAATACAGAAATATGATGAAAGTCATATAAATAGTCACATATAATGATTATGTGGATAAGATAAACTTATACAACGCAATATAACGTACATACGAGGTAAAAACATATGAGTACATTCGCACAACTAAAGAAGTCTAACGACAATCTTTCCCGTCTACTAACAGAAGTAGATAAAGTAAATACCCCCCAAAAGTCTAACAACAGCAATCAAGATGAACGCTTCTGGCGTCCAGAACTAGATAAGTCTGGTAATGGTTATGCTGTCATTCGTTTTCTTCCTGAAGCGGAAGGCAATGAACTTCCTTGGGTTCGTGTATTTAATCACGGGTTTCAAGGTCCTACTGGTAAGTGGTATATTGAAAACTCACTCACCACTCTCAATCAGAAAGACCCGGTTGCAGAGTATAACTCTATTCTTTGGAACTCTGGTACCGAAGCAAACAAAGACATTGCGAGAAAGCAGAAGCGTAGACTTTCTTATATCGCTAACGTCTTAGTGGTTTCTGATCCTAAGCATCCTGAGAATGAGGGTCAAGTCAAACTGTTCAAGTTTGGTAAGAAAATCTTTGATAAGATTATGGATCAGATGAAACCACAGTTTGAAGACGAAAGTCCTATCAACCCATTTGATCCTTGGAAAGGTACAAACTTCAAATTGAAGATTAGAAAAGTAGAAGGTTTTACTAACTACGATAAATCTGAATTTGATTCCGTATCACCTGTATTCGAAGGTGATGATGCTAAGATTGAAGCATTGTGGAACTCACAATATAAGTTGCAAGAATTTCTTGCATCATCAAACTTCAAGTCTTATGATGAGTTGCAATCAAAACTTAATTTGGTTCTCAACTTAGAAGGAGCATCTCAAGAAAGTTTCACGCCTGCTGTGGCACCAACGCCAACACCAGCAAGTGTGGATAAAGCACCATGGGTAGAAGAAGCGAAATCTACTACACCAGAGGTGACACAATCATCAGGTGATGATGAAGATGATGAAGCAATGTCATACTTCAGTAAACTTGCCAGCGATGACTAACATAACACAATAGGAGAACGGAAGTTATTCCATTCATCAGATTACTCTTATACTAGTTTGAGGAAATCTTAGATTTCGTTTGATGAAGAAAGTAACAGTTGTTTAAGAAAAGGAGGACTTGCGTCCTCTTTTTTTTATGCCGATATTGAGAACCATTATAAATAGTAGTAACGATTGATATGGTCGCACTTCCCTACAGTATGATATAAGATGTTTAACCTAGCAAGGGGTAATCATGCTGGCAGAACTCGCACTATGCTCGGCGGCATTTAACACTGTAAAAGAATTCATTCAAAATGGTAAAGAACTTCATCAAATAGGTGAGGGTATTATCAACTATTTTGACGCAAAGAGTGCTTTACAGAAAAAAGTTAATAAAGCATCTGGAGACAAATCTGATTTAGAAGAGTTTCTTGCACTAGAGCAAATCAAAGCACAAGAAGACGAACTGCGTGAACTTATGATTTACACAGGACGTGCTGGTATGTGGCAAGATTGGATTAAGTTTCAAGCAGAAGCGGCACAGAGAAGAAAAGACCAAGAGAAGGCAGAACTAAGAGCAAGAATACAAAGACAACAGCAAATGTATCAATGGTTTGAGATTAGTGTCGCTATTGCTCTTGTTGGTCTTGGTTGTATATTTTTATTTTGGTTTTTCTATAAACTATCTACTTAGAAATCAACATTCGTAAGTTGAGTTAAATCTGACTTATGATGTATGTTATTCGTTGAAACAGTTGTAGTACTTGCATTACTAGAGTTGGTACTGTTAATCTGCGTCACGCTTGGTTTTTGTTGATTGTACAACATTTCTAAAGTTGATAGTTCGTTATTTTCTGCTTGTGCAGTTTGTAATTTATTTCCTGACTTAGTAACTACAACACCATCACCAACTAATTGTGTGTTTGGTGGACCGGTCATAGCACCAGCAGTTGTAATTGGTACCGCTGGTTCAGGTGCTACAAGACCTAGCGAATCCCTTAACATTTTAATATTCTTTGATGCTTCTTCGAAATTTACTTCACCTGATGCAAGACCTTTAAATTCTATACTTTCTCCACCGAACAATTTTTTAAAGAAACCACCCTCTGCTTTACCACCCATGATTGCTTTTTCGATTGCTGGCACGGCACCTACTAAGTCATCCGCCATATCTTTAATATTAATATCGCCGCCATCAAATTTAAGTCCACTTAATTTTGATAATGCACTTTCAATTCTTTCTAGTGCAGTTGCGCCTTTTGTTAGGTCGTCTGCTTTACTAGCAACATTCATCATTTCTGTAATAGGGGACTCACTGCCTGTTAAGAAATTTACTATTTTTGATCCAGCGTTTGCAAGAGAACCAACAAGATTACCTCCAGCGAATGACATTAGTCCATCTGATAATCCTGACATTACAGTTTTAAAGTTTTCTACTTCTGCAGGAGTTGCTCCAGGTAAAGATGGAATAGTTAAAAGATTTTTAACATTATCTACTGTAGTTTGTGACCAATCAGAACCTCCAGTAAATTTAGCGATTGCTTGACCTACTCCAGCGACAGTACTACCAATACCAAATGCTACAAGACCAGCAGATATAAATCCCATGTTTGTTGCAAAATCTACTACTTTCTTAAAGTCTATATCTCCAACAGTTACGAGAGTTTTTACATTATCAACAATAAGTTTCGCCCATGTAGGATCGGTAAAGTTTGCAAGGGCACTACCAAGACCTCCAACTGCCGCACCAACACCAAAGATAATAAGACCAGCAGATATTAATGTCATGTTTGCGGCGAATTTTACTGCCTTAGTAAAATCAATGTCTGCAACTTCAACGAGTTTTTTTACATTATCAACAATAGTTACTGCCCATTTGGGGTCCATAAAATTATTCAATGCTCCTGCTAAACCTGCAACTGCAGAACCAATACCAAAGATAGCAAGACCACCTCCGATTGTTCCTAATGCAAGTGCCGCTTTGAATGCATCTGCTGTTGATATATCTGCACCTAGTCCAGCGAGTTTCTTGACGTTCTCAACAATACTATCTACAAAATTACTGCTACCAGTAAAGTTTAGAAGTGCTTCAGAGAGACCTGCTATTCCAGAACCTACTCCAAATATTGCTAGACCACCACCAAGAGTTGTAAGTGCAAAAACAGTTTTCGCTATGTCTTTAGCATCAACTTCATCAGATATACTTGTGAGTGTTAATACTTTGTCTTTTATTTTTTGTGCATCAAAGTCTAAGAATCCTGCAAAGGCGGCAACAAGACCAGCGGCCGCACCAGCGGCGGCAACACCAAGCATTGCAAGTTTACTCATTGGTTTTTTCTTATCAACTGCTACTTGACTATTATCAGCAGGACCTGCTATGATAGGCGCACCATCTGGTGCTTCTCTATTCGTTTCTGTTGCTTGTGCCGCACCAAATGCATCAGGTGCAAGTGCGGCGGCAATTTGTTCTAGTAAATCAGTTTGAGGTGCGAGTGTACCTAAGATGTCTTGCAGATATGTTTCCATACTAGCAAGATGCGTAACTTGTGCATCTAACTTGATGCCATTTTCTACTTGCATCTTTTCAATTACATCTGCTAGTGAATTTATATCTGCCATTTTTTAGTTCCTATTTACTTTTTTTATCAGCGTAAGCATTTGCTCCAAAATAAGCGGCAACCAATGCTGAAATTGCGACAAAGTAAGTCGGTGCGATATCTGCAATCAATCTTGCCGCCACTTCTTGTCCTAGTAATGATGTAATCAAAATACCTGATGGATAAAATAACATTCCCATCAAAGCAAACCATGTCATAAATCTCATAGCATCTCTTCTCGCATCTGCATCCTCTAGTTCTTTTCGTTTAAATTCAAGATACATCTCTTGTTCGCCTGGTGTTACTTTACCATCACCATTTGTGTCTGCTGGATGAAATCCTGCTTTTTTAATCTCTTCCGTCATGTTGCGTTCCTCTGTCTTTGTTTTTCATTCTCTTCTTGAATATATTGGGTCAACAGAGTAATATATATTTCCCTCTCCCACGGTATCATGTTTTCTAGTTCTGTTAATGAGTATTTATGATGTTGCATCAATGCAAAATTCGTTTGCATATAATTAACTAACTCATCATGCGAGAGGGTTATGCTAAAAAATTTTGTAACCCACTTATTTCTCTAGTTTGTTCTTTACCACAAGTACTACACACATAATCTAAAGTAGTAGAAATCTTCGGCATTGCTTCCAGATAAGTTCTAATTTTATCGAACTGTTCTGCAGTCATACTTTCGATGAATTCTTTCAACTCCTCTTTAGGTGTAGTCTTAGCATCAATAATGTTACCATCACTTTCAATACTTTCAATACAGTTCTGTAGAAAGTTAAAGTTACCATCAACTTTCGCTACATCAACATTACTAAGTGTTTTAATTGTTGGGTATTGCATATGAATGGTAATGTCATCGTTGATTTTAATCTTACTGTCAACAAGTTTTGATGCATCATATTTAACATCTGTTAAATTTAGTTGTATATTTGTTAGACCTTCACAACCTTCTTCTAAACATTTAACTCTAAAGTCAATGCTCTCGCCCACCGACTTTTCTCTTAAACGTAAAAAGATATTCTCTATCTCAAATAGTGGTAATGTATCCATGTCTAATTTGTCAAACGTACAATTATTAATAATCTTTTTAATTGCATTCATCAAATTAGAATTTCCTGCTTCTTCCATTGCGAGAAGAAGTATTTTTTGTTCTTTGACCAAAAAAGGTCTGAACTTTATGATATCGCCATTATA